CTACGGCTGATCTAGCCAATGTAGGCTTTATTCAGATTGGGTCAGAGGTCATTGGGTATAGTGGAGTTAGCACGACGGCTCCTCTAAACCAACTTCAGAACTGCGTCCGGGGTGTCAACGGTACAACGGCGGCTGCCCATACATCTGGTGCGGCAATAACGGTACAAAACCTGCCATCGGTTAACGTCTGGCCTGCTCCTGATCAAGGATCTACAGCGGCTCCTTACTACACATTTGTCTACTGGCGCTTGCGTCGGATGCAGGATGCCGGTAATGGTACGTCCACAGAAGATATTCCGTTTCGCCTTCTCCCATGTTTAGTAGCGGGGCTTGCTTACTACATCGCTATGAAGATTCCAGAAGGGGCGCCTAGATTAGATATGCTGAAAGCGGCTTACGAAGAGCAGTGGTTATTGGCTTCAAGTGAGGATCGTGAAAAGGCTGGGCTGCGGTTGTCGCCCCGGCAGTATTTTTATTGATGGTGGGCTATGTCTGGGCCAAAGTTTGCTTCTGGTAAAAAGGCAATATCGGAGTGCGATAGATGCGGTTTTCAGTACAAGTTAAAGGAATTGAAGAAGATCGTCATCAAGACGAAGAACATCAATTTGCTAGTTTGCCCAACTTGCTGGGAACCAGATCAGCCGCAGTTGCAGTTAGGGATGTATCCTGTATACGACCCACAGGCTTTGCAGAACCCAAGGAAAGATACAAGTTATTTTCAGGCAGGTTTTAATGGTACCCAAGTTGAAAACATTAACCCGCCTGACCCAGATGCAACCGATGCTTTTGGTATGCCATCTGGGGGTAGTAGGATTATCCAGTGGGGGTGGAACCCTGTTGGTGGAGCAAGAGATAATGGATTAACGCCCAATAATTTAGTTGCACAGGGCAGTGTTGGAACCGTAACAGTAACTACTTAAGGAGTTTAAAATGGATATGAAAGCAGCATTAAAGGCACATATGGCTAAAAAGGGCGCTAAGGCTCACCCCGACTCCAATGTGAAGAAGTTGGCTAAGGGTGGTAAGACTAATGCTCAAATGAAGGCTATGGGCCGTAATTTGGCAAAAATTGCCAACCAGAAAAAACCCATGTCAATGGTTCGTAAAACGGGGATCTAATATGGATAAGCCAGTCAAACAAATACCTATCGTACCCAATAACAACGGGTACCCAAACAACGTGCCTAACACCCAGACGATGCGTACTCGTGGTACTAAAAATACCACCCGGGGTAACAGCAACAGCAAAAAGATGGGCTAAATGAACTACACCGAACTAAGCGCCGCAGTTAAGGCTTATTGTGAAAATGACTTCCCACAGGTAGTGGGGTCAGGCGGTCTTACGTCTGCTGAACAGATAGCGATATTTGTTCAAAATGCTGAGGAGCGGATCTATAACTCTGTCCAGATCCCAGCCATTCGTAAGAATATGACGGGGGCTACAACTTCCGGCAATAAGTACTTGGCGCTGCCACCGGATTGGCTCTCCACATTCTCCCTAGCGGTGGTGTGTAATGGCCCGACTACCCTCCCAGACGGGCGGGTTTTTGCTTCCGGGGACTATGTGTACCTGTTGAATAAGGATGTGAACTTCATTCGTGAGGCATATCCAAGTCAGACGGATACGGGTTTACCCACATATTACGCAGTCTTTGACTACAACACGTTCATTCTTGGGCCGATGCCAAACTCAAACTATACGGTTGAGTTGCATTACTTCTACTACCCACCTTCGATTGTGACGGCTGGTACGTCGTGGCTTGGGGATAACTTTGAGTCCGTGCTCTTGTATGGCTCTATGCTAGAAGCGGCGTCGTTTATGAAGTCTGATGCCGATGTCGTCAATATGTATAAAGAGCGCTACAACGAAGCCATGCTGCTTCTCAAGCAGTTGGGCGATGCTAAGGATCGTCAGGACGCCTATCGTTCTGGGCAGGTGAGGTACCCGGTCAAATGATCCCTGATCTGTCCGGCAAGAAGATCGCAATCGTGGCTATGGGTAAGTCCCATAATCAGTTTGTGCTGGCTAAAACCCACTCCCAGCCGATTGATGAGGTCTGGGCGATCAATGCTATGGCAGGCGTTATCTATCACGACAGGGTGTTTATGATGGATCCAGCGAGCCGGTTCTTGGATTCTGATGACGCTGGCACCCAGACTGGGATTATGCGGTCTGTTCTTAAGTCCCATCCCGGCCCAATCTATACCTGCGAGTTAGACAGCCGTTGCCCCGGATTAGTGGATTTTCCCCTCGATGAGGTCATGAACGCCTGCGGGACTGGGTACTTCAATAACACGGTTGCCTACGCTATTGGATATGGCATTGCAGCAAAAGTGGCTGAGATGCACCTGTACGGGATTGACTTCTCCTACAAGAAGGTTGTGCATTTTGCCGAGGCTGGACGGGCCTGCTGTGAGTTCCTACTGGCTAAGGCTATGGAACGTGGCATCAAGGTTGGGATCGCTCAGGGGTCTTCCCTGCTAGATACAAATGAGCCAATAGCAAGTAAACTCTATGGGTATCACAGACTGGCTGAACCATTGGTGGTAGGCATTGAAGACGATAAGTTTGTGACCAAAAAGTATTCCGAAATCAAAGATTCTTTAGAACCACAGGAGCCTGAGTACCGTGCTCCAGAAGCGCTGAGGACTTAATGTTTGAAGTAAAGATGGGGCAGATTCATAGCCCAATGATTAAAACCAGCGACTTTGGTGGCCTGCCGCTAGAGGATTTGGCTGAGGTTTGCGCCGACAAGATTTTGGGTGTGGCTGATTCTGCGCCCCCGGCTATCCGTGAGCAGGCTAAGTATTTCCGGCAACAGATTGAAAAGACAATTTTTGAGTATTTAAAGAGAGCAGCGCAGTCTGAGAGGGCTACCTGTATTCAAGTTTGTGTTCAGGGCGGGGAAGAAAAAGCCGCTCATTTATTAAGGAGAAGTTAAATGGCTTTCACCGGTAATTTCATGCCAACGTCCTTCAAGGTTGAGATCCTGAAGGGTGTCCACAATTTTTCAACTGGCTCGGGTCAGACCTTTAAACTGGCTATGTATGACAACAGTGCCTCGTTTACTGCTGCAACCACGGCTTACACCACAACCAACGAAGTAGCGGCTTCTGGCTCTTATACGGCTGGTGGCGGCACATTGACCAAAGTTACCCCGGTATCTTCGGGAACCACAGCGTTTACTGACTTTGCTGACATCTCGTTTACTACGGCAACTATTACCGCTTACGGCGCCATGATCTATAACGACACGGCTACGGGTAATCCCGCAGTAGCGATTCTGGACTTTGGTGGTGCTAAGACTTCGACTTCGGGGACTTTTACCATCATCTTCCCTGCGGCAACAGCAACCGGGGCGATCATTAGAATCGCCTAAATGGACTAAAATGTGGCGACAATCAGTGGCTGGGGAAAAGGTTCTTGGGGGCAAACCCCTTGGGGATCTGACCAAACCAACGTCGAAGTTCCGCTTGGTGGCTGGGGCTATGACGGCTGGGGCACAACCGCTTGGGGTGTTGGCGGCGGTGTCCAAGCAAACGGCGCTGTTGGCTCCGTCACAATCCAAACGACAGTCGATGTCAACGTCAACGTTACCGGCGTATCTGCGACAGGATCAGTTGGTCAGGTACTCGTCTCTGGCGATGCAAACGTCTCAGTCACCGGTGTTCAAGGACAGGGATTCATCGGGCAAGCCCAAGCAACCGGCGGTGCTTCTGTCTCCATCACGGGAGTCCAAGGTACAGGGCAGATTGGATCAGCCGCAGTCAGTGGCAGTGCAGTTACCAGCGTCACGGGGGTCTCAGGTAGCGGTTCTGTTGGCTCCGTTACCGCAAGCGCAGGGGCTAGTGTCACCCTTACCGGGGTCAGCGCAACCGGCTTTATCGGGCAAGCGCAAGCCACAGGTACGGCAAACGTCACCCTCACAGGGGTTAGCGGGTCTGGTCAAATCGGTTCAGTTACGGTTGTCCCGCAGACAGTCGTTCAAGTCACAGGCGTTCAGGCCACAGGCTTTGTTGGACAAGTCTCTGTTACAGGTGACGGGGTTGTTACTGTTACTGGCGTTCAGGCAGTTGGCTTTATTGGTCAAGCAAATGTCGTTCAAAGCGCTACAGTCACGCTTACCGGTGTTGAGGGTACAGGCCAAATTGGTCAAGTCACCACTCAGGCTAACGCTGACGTACCTACCACGGGGCTACAAGCCGTTGGTCAGGTTGGGTCAGTTACAGCGTTTATCGGGGATGCCAATGTTTACCCAACGGGCGTTCAAGGAAATGCTCAGGTCATGTCTGTCTTTATATCGGTTTGGACTTCGGTTAATGACAGCCAGACCGCTAACTGGCAAAATGTCAATGATTCGCAGACTTCAGGTTGGGTACCCGTCAATGATTCACAGACCCCAAGTTGGGTCGATATAGCAGCGTAAAGGACTAAAAATGACTATCAACCGCACCACCCTTTTGGATCTCCCGCTTCCAGTTACTGGAACCGAGTCTGGTACTTGGGGAGATGTTACAAATAACGGGCTAACCCAATACCTAGATATTGCCATCGCCGGACGGACTGCGTTAACCAGTTCAGACTTTACCGCCGGTGCTTTGACTATTTCGACGACAGAGGGTGATTCTGGGGCAACCAACATTGTGGCTGGAAGTGCTCAGTACGCCACTCTCTACGTATCTTCGTTGGCGGCTAACTCCACGATCACGGCTCCTAGTTCAAACCGGGCGTATCGAGTTATCAACGCAGACGCTACCTACACC